GCTCTACCAGCAGGAGCGCGCACACCTCGCGAAGGTGTGCGCCGACGCGATCCGCTGCGGCATCGAAGAGCGGCAGGTCAAACTCGCCGAGTCCCAGGGTGTGCTCGTGGCCAGGGCGTTGCGGGCGATCCTCGACGGGCTGAACTTGACCGCGGCGCAGAAGGCGCTCGCCGTGAAGATCGTCCCAGAGCAGTTGCGCGCCATGCAGGCCGCCGCGCTGACGAACTGACCGGGGTGCGGCGTGACGGCCACCCTGGACTGGCTCGAATTCGCCGCGAGGGACTTCGAACCCAGGCCGCCGCGCTGGGCCACCCCGGGGGACCTCGCCACGGCCATCGACCCGACCACTGTCCAGACCCCGGCCCTGGACCTGATCGACCGGGCGATCGTCGAAACGTGGCAGGCCCCCGACGCGCGCCTGATCATCTCCATGCCCCCGCAAGAGGGCAAGAGCGAACGCGTCACCAAGATTGCGTCCCTCTGGCGCCTGACCCGCGACCCCGAAACACGCCTCGGAATCGTCTCCTACGCGCAGGCGCTCGCCGAGGGCTTCAGCCGCGACGTCCGCAACAAGATCGCGACCAATGACGGCACCGACGGCACTCTCGACCTCAACCTGCACATCGCCCGCGACAACGGATCCGCGCGCCGCTGGCAACTCGACGGCCACCGCGGCGGCATCGTCGCCGTCGGGGTCGACTCCGGCATCACCGGGCGCCCGCTCGACGGCCTGATCATCGACGATCCGTTCGCCGACGACAAACAGGCCGACTCCGCCTACTACCGCGACCAGGTATGGGGGCGCTGGCGCTCCACGTGGTCCACCCGCCTGGCCCCCGGCGCACCCGCCATCGTGATCATGTGTATGACTGGAGACACTCCAGTGCTCTTGGCGGACGGCGCTGAGAGGCCGTTGCGCGATGTTCGCCCAGGCGACGAAGTGGCCACCTACGAAGGTGGCAGGATCGTCACTTCAACAGTGGTGAACTGGGCCAATCAGGGTCCGGATGACCTGTTTCGCATTAGAATGAAATCAGGACGAGTTGTTCGGGCCAACGCCCGGCATCCGTTCTTGACCATCGATGCGAACGGGAAAGAGTCATGGCTGCGAACGGATCAAATCCGCCCGCGAGTACGCATCCTGACGGCCACTGGGGAAAGTGGCGGGGCGTCACCTGCTCCATCGCCGAATGCGACCTGCCGGCGCGGTGCAAGGGAATGTGCAACTCCCACTACAACAAGACCCGCTGGGCATCCGGCCACCGTCCCCCATCGGTCAACGTCGCGTCGCGTCGCAGAGCCCGACTCAAGCATCGTTACGGCCTTACCGACGACGAGGTTGACTTCCTCATCAACGAGCAGAGCGGAAACTGCGCCATCTGCGGGCAGCCGCCGTCCGACAGCAACACCCGAACCCACTGGAACGGGAAGCTGTGCGTCGACCACGACCACGACACCGGGAAAGTGCGCGGGCTGCTCTGTAACGACTGCAACCTCACCGTCGGATACGGGAAGTCACCCGCAATCCTCCGAGCTGCCGCAGACTACCTGGAGCGTCACGCCTGACGAAGTTGTCGCAGTAGAACCGTGCGGCCGCGAGGACGTATTCGACCTACAGATCGCTGGCACAGAGAATTTCATCGCCAACGGATTGGTGAGCCATAACACCCGCTGGCACGAGGACGACCTCGTCGGCCGGCTGCTCGCCGCCGAGGACGGCCGCCGCTGGCGCGTCATCAACATCCCGGCTCTCGCCGACCACGACCCCGCCAAGGGTGAGACCGACGCGCTCGGCCGCGCGCCCGGCCAGTGGCTCACTTCCGCCCGCGGACGCACCGACGCCGAATGGGAAGCGATCCGCATCCAGGTCGGCTCCCGCGTGTTCAACGCCCTCTACCAAGGGCGCCCCTCGCCCTCGACTGGCAACGTATGGCGACGGCCATGGTGGCGCTTCTACGAGCACATGCTCTGGACGCTCGGCCCCGACGGCTCCTACCGGATCGACGCCGACGAGGTCGTCCAGTCATGGGACATGGCGTTCAAGGACACCAAGGGCAGCGACTTCGTCGTCGGCACGGTGTGGGCGCGCCGAGGCGCGGACGTGTACCTGCTCGACAAGGTCCACAAGCGTCTGACGTTCACCGAGACCCTGACCGCGTTCAAGGCGATGTGCACCCGCTGGCCGCAGGCGTCCGCGAAGTACGTCGAGGACAAGGCCAACGGCACCGCCGTGATCGACACCCTCAAGTCGAAGATCCCGGGAATCGTCGCGATCACCCCCACTGAGTCGAAGTACGCGCGCGCCAACGCCGTCGCCCCGTTCATCGAAGCCGGCAACGTGCACCTGCCCGCGCCGCACGTGGCGCTGCCCGACGTAAACCCGGACTCGCTGATCGACGAGGCGGCCGGATTCCCGAACGCGGCGCACGACGACCAGGTCGACTCTGTCAGCCAGGCACTGGCGAGGTTGCTGTTGGACGGCTCCGGCGCGCAGGCATGGATCGAGTGGGCCAAGCGCAAGGCCGAAGCCGCGGCCGCGCCCCCTGCGACCGGGGCGTCGCACCCGGACGCGGCCACCACGGCAGCCGGCGCGCCGGCGACGGACCCCGATCCCGTGGACGCGCTGCGGGCCGCACGCAACGCCGCCTACCGCAGCCAGCACCGCCGGTGAGGGGGCAGCCCCCGTGCCCGTGCGCGACCGGATCGCCGGCGGCCTGACCCGCCTCGCCAAGGTCTTCGGCACAGCCGTGCCCCCCGAGATCCAAGCCGCGCAAACCGCCGCGGGCATGGACACCGCGACCCCGTTCGGCCCCGGCAAGCCGCTGGGCCCCTACGACGGGTTCAGTCGCACCCCCCGCAAGCAGAACTTCGTCCCCCAGTACAACGTCTCCGCGCGCCCCCGCTCCCATGAACGCGTCGCGTTCTCCACACTCCAGGGCCTGATCGAGGCCTACGACATCGCCCAGATCGCGATCTGGCACCGCATCGACTCGATCCGTGCCCTGGAGTGGTCCCTGGTTGCGATGGACGGCTACGACGGCGACGTCACCGACGCCGTCGCGCTCGGCATGGCCGCGCTGGCGAAACCGGACCGTAAAAAGCCGTTCGGGACCTGGCTCGGCGAGTGGCTCTATGACGTGCTCGCCTACGACGCGGGCGCCCTGTACCGGCTGCGCAACCGCGCCGGGCAGGTCGTGGGGCTCAAGAACGTCGACGGGACGACGCTCGCGCCGCTGCTCGACGACTGGGGCGACACCCCCGAGGGTGACGCGCCCGCGTATGTGCAGTACGCCAACGGGCTGCCGTGGAACTGGCTCACAACCAGGGACCTGATCTACCAGCCGTTCCGTAAGACCACCGGGTCGCCGTACGGCAAGGCGCCGCTGGAGAGCATCCTGCTCAACGCCAACACCGACTTGAGATTCCAGGCGTACTTCCTTCAGAAGTTCACCGAGGGCAACATTCCCGAGGCGTTCGCCAGCGCCCCGGAGTCCTGGACCCCCGACCAGATCGAGCAGTTCCAGGCATCCTGGGACGCCCTCCTGCGGGGCGACCAGGAGATCATGAGCCAGATCAAGTGGATCCCCGGCGGCGGGAAGATCGAGTGGAGCAACGAGAAGGACTTCTCCGACTCGTTCAGCCTGCACATGCTGCGCAAGACGTTCGCCGCCTACCACGTCGTGCCCTCCGACGCCGGATTCACCCAGGAGATCAACAAGTCGTCCGGTGAGACCCAGTCGGATGTGCAGCACCGCATCGGGGACGTCCCGCTCGCCAAGCACACCTCCGGGATCATCACCGCCTACTTGCAAGACGACCTGCACCTGCCGCTGCGCCACCAGTTCGACTTCGGCGAGGAGCAGGACGACCGCTACCAGACCGCGCAGGCCGACGACCTGTACGTCAAGATGGGCGCGGTCGGGGCGAGCGAGATCCGGGAGCTGCGCTTCGGCCTGGCGGAGCCCGGCGGGCGCCCCATCCCCCGCTACATCTTCACCACCCGCAGCGGCCCCGTCCCGATCGACGCGCTCGACGCCGTCGCCGGCCCCGTGGACCGGGCCAGCGGCGCGCCCGCGCCGGGCGGCGCCCTGCCGCACGACGCGTTCCGCGAGATCGAGGGTGTCGTCCCGGTCCCGCCGCTGCCGTCGCCGCCGCTGGCGGAGCAGATCTACGGGCCGTCCACCGCCGCCGATCCGCAGGCCGTGGGCAAGGACGCCGGGGCGCCGACCGCGGGTATCACGGCCGCGACCGGAATCACCGGCTACGACCTGATCGGCCGGCGCGACGACGAGGCCGACGAGGAGCGCGACGGCCAGCCGGCCGCGCGACCGTCCGTCCTCAAGGGTGACGAGGCCGCGGAACTCGCCGCGTTCCGCCGCTACGTCAAGGCGCGCCGCCGCCTCGAGCGGCCCTGGCGCGACTTCGACTTCCGCGTCGTGGACAAGACCACCGCGCGGGAACTGAACGACGGCGCCCGCGACACGGTCCGCAAGGCCGCCTCCGGCGTCCCGGGCCTGACCACACGCTCCGGGATGATCAGCCTCGACCTGCCG